AAGTTAGTGTATGTGTCAGGTTTTCTTACTCCTGATCTCGGCCATTCTAAAGCTTGAGTATCAGCTACTCTAGCTCCTAAAAACTTTTCTCTGTCAATCCTCTGGGCTGCGGTAAATAATGCTCGGTTTTTATTATCCGTAGATGACCCATCCCAAGCTGCATTATCATCACTGAGGATTAAACCTTCAATGAAAGAGTTTGCATCAGAAAGACCTATATAAGTGTTTGCGTTAGCACCGCCAACAGTTGCGTCAAGGGTTATTGCCATTTACTTTTACCTTTTGAGGCTTACGTTTTGGTTTTGGCTTTTCAAGAGTGGGAGTCAATGAAGCCACATTTTCAGCAGCTTCATTTTTCTCTCTCATACGCCTAAATGCGTACATTCCCATTAGCTAGATGCACCTTTTAGGGCAACAAAGTTAATGACAATCGCTTCACTTAGTGAACCGCCTGACACGTTAGAAACTGTGATCTTGAATGAACCAGCAGCAATGCTGTTCGCACTCACGATATAAGCCCCTGCTGTACCAGCAGAACCATGACAAGCAACAACAACGTCTGTTGCAGCAACCTTTGTATTGGTAACTGTAAAAGATACCTCTGCGGCATCTGCTAACGCTGCGTTATTCATTGTGATCTGACCTGACTCTGTACTTAGAGTTACGGCAGTTCCCTTATTGGTGGCCTGAGTTACAGTTCCACCGTCTGTTGGCCCAACTAAAGAGCCAGCAGTTACTTCAAATAATGAAGGCATAATAAAAAATCCTAGTTATATCAAGGGATTACGGCTAATCTTGATTGCTTGCACAAGTTGCGCGCACGATGCCGATGTTCTTTGTCTCGTAAACTTTCGACCAAGAGGCTACTGTCTCTAATACGCTACGAGTTGGGTTTACTGTTGT